TCTTCAACGCGGTAACCTGCTGCCCGGGTTCGGTCGGGTCGGCCTTGTTTTTCACAGCTTCGGCCATGGTCATCGAAAAAGGTTCATCGGCGGGGAAGTCTTTAGGGAACGGCGGAAGCTCAACACCAAGGATGTCTTCGAGGATTGATCGGGCAATGCGGGGAGTCATGCCTCCGGTCTTTTCCGACCCGGCCAAGATTCTAACCAGTTCCGCATTGTCAGTCGTGTTAGGTGAGTTGCTCTTGAACTCATGATGGACAATACCCATCTCCGGGAACATGATCCGATTCATATGTGAGTCAAACTCGCTTCGTTCCGGCGCGAAGATTTGCTCGTCGGCAACTCTCCTTGATGACTCGGCTGTCGCTCTACTATAATCATCCGCGCGGCCTACAAACAGAGGAGGCAACCGGAAAGCCCGTCTCACTTTGTCTTGATTGTTCTTCGAGTAGTTTTGGAACAACTCATCGGTGTGTTGTTCTTTCACAAGCGGCACGATATCAATCTTGACCTGTCCGGCGTCCTCACCATCAATCTCGGATGTTTCACCTTCGATGATTAGGAACTTGGAATAGTTGTCGCTACCCTGGATCTGCGATTCGACAAACGACTCGATCCGCTTGACCGTCCCTTCGGTGAGCTGACCATTCGAGACGGTCAATGACATCGAAGGGACATTGTTGTTCTGGAAAGTGATGTAGTTGATTTCTCCGGCCGCCCGGTCGCCAAACATGTCAAGCATGTTGCCGACAAACCGAGGCAACCCATACGGACTCCGGGCCGAGTAATATCGAAGGTGAATGATTTCGTTTGCCTTACGATCTTCAGGGAAATCTTTCAAGTCATCGCCTTTGATTTCATCACCCGACTCGTAATCATAGACCCGCGGATCGCCAAACTCTTTGAACCAGCGAAGGGTGAAGCTGCTGGAGACCATCATGTTCCTGAAATGAATTCCCTTCGATTGAGCGTGAAGACGAAACCGTTTCCAAACTTGAATCTCTTTGACCACGGCGCTGCCATCTTCCTGCAACTCAATAACCTTCATTGGCACTTTCACAGCATTCGTTTCGACGATGCCAAGGCGCATCTGATAACTAGGCAAATGATTGAACCCTTGAATTTTGCCAGCCAGGTTACGGATGACTTCATACCAGGCGTTGCCGGTCATCTCCAAGTCGGTTCTGATCTTTTTTCTGAAGCCAGTGAATGAATCATCCAGGCAAACATAATTGAAGAAATTCTTGAGATCAGTCCTTTCTTTCAAAGCGGCTTTGTCCCGGGCGATGTCTTCCTTTTCAGGATCTGCTTTGACACGAGGAATGTAGCGGTGGCCAAAGCCGTCTATGTTGCAAGCCATTGCTTCGACGCACTGGCCAAGCTCGGAACTGTGCTCGTTGAGCATTGCGAGTGTGAGTAATTCGAAGGGGGGTTCCAATACCTGCCCCGCCTTTATCAATTGCTCGAATGGATCTTCGGGAAGCTCCTTTGATTTGCCGTCCTTGTCTTCCATTTGTTTCGTGAGAGGAGTCATTGATTTTCTGTCAAATGGGATCACAAGGGCCTTGACCGCCCGCTTGTTCAACTTCACCGATTTAGTAAGACCCGATTTCATTTGTTCGTTAGTAATGTCTTCCATTGTGATCTCCTCAGATAACGCCTGGCTCATAATTTCGAACTGCACGTTTGCGTTTTTTCTTGCTCGCTCTCACAGCAAGGTCAAAGGCATCCATTCCGTCTTTGAATCGGTGAGACGGGAAGAGGACAAACTGCTCGATCAATTTCTGGAGATGCTTTCGAAAAAACACTTTCTTCTTTTCGAACATTGGTTGCAATTTCCAAGCTCGTGTCATCTTGTCCTTGTCAGTGTGGATCGGGACAAATCGAAGGTCAGGATCAATGTCGAGAATGGCTTGCCTGAAAGCGTCTTGATATGCGTTGCTCTCGGCGCCTGCCCGGATAGGATCCCATTGCTTGTAAAATTCTCTCGCCTGCTTCAACTGTTTGCCAAATGCTATGTGGCCTAAGAAGGCATCCATAACATAAATATTACCGCTCCTGTCTATGCCGATTACCACGTCTGCATACTGATCGTTCTTCTCTTTCTCAGTGATTGCCAAATCAACCCCTTGATAAATTCTGAGCTGGTTTGGTATCTCATCGTCTGACACTAGTTGGCAATCATCGTACTGGAAAACCTCACCCTTCATCGCTTCGGTATTGCATAAATATTGAGCATTGAAAATAATCGTACCTGCGTTCTCTCGCTTCTCCTTGAACCATTCAGGTGGGTATTTTTCAGGCCACGGGGAGAGGTCATCCTCGTTCAACGCGGGAATGATTTGATGTGATTTTTCAAACTCGTTCTCACTCAACCGACCATAGAGATCGTCATAATGATACCGAGTACCAAGGACGTGATGATCGCCTCGATGCATCACGTCCTGGTCAGGGGGCATGAGGCACGGATCGAGCGTCTGGTAATACCATGTTCTCGTCTTGTCCCGCATGTGCTTTGTACGAGCGTTGTCTTCATCTACCAGGTCATCGGAGATGATTACGTCGTAGTGCTTGGAGACGATGGTTCCTTCGACACCTGCACAAGTGATTGACGCCTCCTTGGTATGCAAGGTGCGCGGTAGAACTTCGATTTCACTGCTATCCCATTTTGTCACTTTACGCGGATCGAAATAGGGACCGAAGATCTCCTCGAGGCGTTGATTGTTTTCGAAGTGGCCCTTTATCTCCTTGAGAAAACCCTGGGCGTTATTCAACGATTTCGACGCCAGGCAAATTCTCAGATTTGGATTTTTCAACAGGTAATGGATCACCTTCGCAACCGTGCAGATTGTCGTTTTTCCCGCGCCCCGGAAAGCAAGTTGAAGACTGCGAGGATTTTGAAATTGAAAACGAAGCATGTTCAGGTGCATCGGCGTGATATCGTAATCGAGCACTTGTGTTGCTAACAAGTCAAGCCGATCATATTCTATGATAGCTCGGCGCAAAAGCTCATTGGACATGCTCCGGTAGTGTTCATACAACTGGAGCAATTCATTCTTGTCCGCGCTCTCTAAAGCATGAGGGTTGCCTTTCAGCAACGGTATGACATTTTCATCTACCGATTCCATCAAGAATGCCTATTGCGATACCCAGCAACGAATATCTTGCACTCCTGACCGGCAGGGACTCCCGACACGACCTTGACAAAGATTTTCCGACCCCGGGCATCAATGGAGGCTTCCCATGCAACACCATCTCCCTTGGCGAGAAATTCAATCTCAGTGTGATCGACGATATATTTAGCAGCTTCTTCAGACCAGAAAAGGACTTGGACAACCGGGCTGGCCATGGCCGAAGGAACTACTTGAATGTTCGCCCATTCGAAGCCAGCCATGTTGATCCCGTGCTGCATGATGATCTCACTTGCACCGTCTGCTGCACCTTCCAAGTGACGATGGAGAACGTATTCTGGTGCCATTTGTGGCGAGCCATAAAGTTTGTCTGCCATTTGAAAACCTCCGGAGAAAAAAGCAGGCGCCCGGGTTGACTTTCTCAACTCGCAAAGGGGGGATATTGCTTGTTGAGTCAGGCTGGCCCCGAGCACCTGCCAATCAAAAATTCTTACGCCTGACTAGTCTGTCGCTTCGAAATAAACGGTCTCGGCACTCGCATTGAGATCCGAGTCCGCGCCCACGTCAAAGCCCGTCGCGGTAGGGGTGATGCCAGCGGTCATCAAACTGATCGTGCCATCGGTAACCTGCTTCAGCCCGGCCAGGTCGGCCATGCCTTCAATCCACTGAGCAGTGACAAGGCCCGTCTCGTTGAAGAGCTTGACACTGCGGGGAAGAAAACCCACGGTCTCGACACTCAGCGCCGAACCCGTACCTACAAAAGAACCTCTTACAACTTTCGCTGTTCCTGATCCCATGTTACGTCTCCTTATCCCTTGATGGACCCATTAGGCCCTGCGGAGTTTTCCGCTCGGGTTTGGTTATTGATTGTCGCCTCATGTATCTCACCTATGCAATGGTAGCAGATTCTGAGCCCGTGTTTTGGAAAATTGACCGCGGCTTCGAGTTCACGCAAACAGATCGAACAAAGCAACGTCCAGCGTCTCCCACTACCATTAGCATCCGGCTCGTCTTCTTCATGCCATATTTCCCATTGTCTATCGTGATCATTTTTTCCCACCATGCCCTTCGCCTCCTTCGAAGAATTTTTGTGCTAGCTTGAAAGGCAACCCGTTTTTCCCTCCTATTGATTGTATGCCAAATTGACTCAAACGAATTCTGATAAGAGAGCGATCAACCGAACTGGCAATGTATCGTCCGCTCCAACACATCTTATAATAACTCCAATCGAGGAATATTCCCTTGACCCATTCCTTCGTACCGTCACTCACTTCACCATAGCGCCAATAGTTGATCGCCATGTTCATAGAGTAACCACGAAGCTCGGCCATGGTCCGGGGCTGGGACGCCAGGGGGCTTGCACAAAGCGCACCGAAGACCCAACCGGCACCAGCACCGACCCAACTCGCGGCTTCGTTCGACACCAGCAGGAAGAGTGTGCCGAAGACAAGATTAGGAATGGCCAACCATTGAGGAAAAGCGTATCCAAAG